GAAGTTATGGTAACACTGCAAGGAGTATCCACGTTGTGGGATCTCGTCGAAGCGTACAGTCACATCATTGGTCATCCCGAAGACACCAGCACCCTCTGCGTACATGTATGCGTAGTGCCCAGTGCTTGTGTCGAATGTGTCAGCAGTCGTGCCCTCGAATCCAGTAAGAACGGTCTCGCCACGAGTGATTTGGTTACACACACGGAACGAAACACCCAGGAAGTCAACCGGCTGTCCGCTCTGCAATGGACGCAACGCATTGTAGTCAGCACTGGTGTACTGAGCCTCATGCATCATGTTCACAACGTCAGCGGGAGATACCACGCAGTGGATCTTTGTTCCTTGCGGAAGACCCCCTGTATGGAGAACCTGAAGACCAATGAGAACCTTTCTCATGTGGAATCCAGTCGAGGCAAGGCCGGATGCGTTCTCAGTCAGCAATGTAGGGTCGGCAGTACCAGCAGCAGTGCCAAAGATTTCACTACCAGCAGCAGGAGCAGTATCCAGCACCTGTCTGCTCTGTTGACTCAGTGGCGCAAGGTCGCCTAGAATGATATGCTGACAACCGTTCTCGCCAGCAACAGAGGAGTTGGCCTCGACCAATGCACCCAGTGTTCCAGTGATGTTGTTTCCAGCACCACTTACCACATCAGCAGTGGCAGCATTCAGAGCATCGGCCTGTGCCGCTGTGCGCCCGTAGTTCATATCGGTATCCTTGCGGAACCCGTGCAGGTTTGTTCTACGGGTAGTCGCAGAGGAGGAATCCAGAAGCGTGCCGTTGACCGTTGCATCTGCAAGCAACGCATCGAGAATCACATCGTCCTTTTTGCGGTTGAATGCAGCGATCACGTTCTGTGCATACTGACCATCGGGGCGAACCGCACGCATGAGCGCACGCTCGTCACGGGGATCAAACAGTTCGGCAAACTCCCAGAACTGAGGCAGAACAGTCCTGCGCTCGACCCCAGTCATCTCGTAGTTCTTGTCTCCACCTGTCGTGTCGTTTCCGTACTGCTGACCACGATCACGCTGAACTAGGTCTACACCCTTGTAGGTGTCAAGGTTCAGCGGGTCGCCTTGCAGGTTCTCGGGCAGTAACGTGTCACTCAACACAGACTCAGTGGTCTGGGTCTTCAAACGGATCATGTCACTGTAAGCCTCTTTGAACAGACCTACGTAGTTATCAAACTCTCCTGTACTAGTTCCAGGCCAGGAGGCTCCAGAGGAAATCGGCCATACCATTGGTATAGTCCTTTCGACAAAAGTTTAGTCTCTTGTCGGAAGGTTGTCCGTACCCACGGGCCTCCCTTGGCAACTACGTATGCCCCACACAGCAGTCTTTCCTGCGGTCAACCCGGCCCGAAGGTTATCGAGTGCCCGTTATTATCACCCATGGCAACGAGAGGAGTATTGGTTGCCTAAAAACTATACTTGGGCTGTAGTCTTGGGTCGGAAGCCCCAGAGTACCCAGCCTCGGAGAGTTTAGCAAACAGCGTGTAATACTCCTGCGTAACTTTTTCGTTTGCGGGGTGATGCCTGTCGGTGAACTCCTCGCCCTTGAGGATCTCACGGATACGTGCGGCAGCAGCACGCATCTCGGTCTCGGGGTCCGAAGCAGCCTCGCCTGCGTTTGGTGACGAATCGTCAGCCATTAGATTTCCAACCTCTCGTAAAAGTTCGTATGCTTGTGGGTTCTTCAAGTCCATCGAGTTCACCATGTCGCTCAGTGCTTCATTCCTCGTCAGGTGGTCCCGACCCCTCTTCGCCAACTCCAGGTATTCTTCGTACTTTGAACCGTGCGTTTCCAGTAAGTGTGTGTGTCCTTCCTCCAGAGACTTCCCCAGCATCGACTGCTGGCTCTCGTTTGCCGCCTTCTGAGCCTCCACAAACGCCTCCCACTGAACCGCAGTCAGGTTCGCCGCATCCGCAATCGCCCTCGCCTCGTTCGCCCATTCTTCCATACCTTCCGGGGTACTGTACCCATCAACGGTCTCTGGCTTACCAATCTTCTGGTAAAACTCAGCCAACTCCTCGCCGCTGGCCTCAGCCCCGGGAATGGAGACTCGGCCACCCATGCTCTTCTCAAGTTCCTGGTACGACCTAGCAAGCCCAGCCACACTATCGAACTTACCACTAAGTGCCTCCTTGCCGTCAAAGTCCTCAGGAAGGTGCTCGTTTAGTTCACTCAAGTGTCTCCTCCGCCCTTTCAAGTATCGCATGTATTTTCCAGTACGCCGAGCGCAAGCCCAGGCGTTTCGCCATCGCATGTGAATCTATGGGGCAACGCTTGGTCTCGCCGGTCGCCTCTAGGTGCTTGTTCAGCATCTCCTCTGGCTCGATTGTATCACGAACTCCAAACATCGTCTCAAGATGCTTCAGAACACGCTCTCCAGCGGGTGTTTTGAACGTGGTTACATAGTCCTTTAGGACTTTATCCAACGGGTTCCTCCTCCACGGCCTGCTGTTGCTGTTGCTGCATTTCTTGTTCTTGCTGCTGCATTTGTTGCTCTTGCTGCTGCATTTCGGCTTCCCTCGCCTGAGCCTCCTGTGCTGCACGGGCTTCTCGGATATCGTTGATCTCGTCTTGAGTCCTGAATATCTCAGCCGGTACGTCGCTCTGCTGCATGTCGAACTCACGGAGACGGTCAGGGTGTATGTCTTCAATGAACGAGGGGTCTTGCGTCGCCTGCATGAGCGACAACCTACGCTCAAGGAACGACATAACCCGCTGCGCTGAACCCTGCTTCTGGGCAGAGAAGAATGGGCTACTGAACTTTACCGTGGCGGATATTGAACCACCCATTAGAGAGGCAGCCTCCACACCCTCGGGAAGTTCACCCCTCCTTGATAGGATACCAATCACCGACTGGACCACGGGACCAAGGAACTCATTATTCACAATGTCTGCGGCAGACGCTAGACGTTGCAGACTCCTCTGTTGCCTCTGCCTGGACTCCTCAGCACTACGTGGCTGACTGGAAGGCTCTGCAAGTACGTCAGAAAGGAATGCTTGCCTGATCTGGTCCCGGTCGTCCCTGGCAATCTTGTCTGCTGCGGCGTAGTCGGCACCACTGCGGAGGAAGTTGGGTGCCACCTTGACTGGCGGCCTAGTCACCACTATCCCACCGTTAGCAATGTCCATATCAACCATGGTGTCGTCCTCAACCATCAGGGGAGGGTTCAGATCCCTTCCTGCTGCAATAAGGATTTGGCGACGCAGTTCACTAAGCCCCCTAGCGTCAGCACGTGCTAAGTGCCCACGACCACGACCGTACTCCTCACCATCCACACGGTGGAGGCGACTAATCACGTAAGGTGGTATGTCGTACCCGCTCTCACGGACAATGGCCGGAGGCATGCCGTCAGAACAGATCCACACGCTAACATAGTTCTTGTTCGACTTAGATGGTGCGCCACCCTTGACCTTCCCTTCATTCTCGAAGCAGAACTGATAGTACAGAACCTCCTCCATGGGGTTGCCCATTGACACGTGCTTCAGAGCAGTTGCGCCTGGATCGTCGAAGTACCTGACCGCATCCAGGGCTGGCATAGAGAACTCCCGGGCAACCATTGTTATCCTGGAACCCTTACCCTGCGCCCACCACATCCGACCGATAGGAACGGCCTCAAACAACAGACCACCGTATGCACCGGCTGATATCGTGTCCTCCTCCACCATGATAGTGGAGTTACCCAGCACTATAAGATCCCGAAGGGCACCCGTGGCCTCCGTGTAGAAGTTGCTCTGCGACAAAGCAGCCAGCACCCTCTGAGCGGTCTTGTCTAGAAGTTTTCGTATTGTGTCGTCCTGCTGGTAATCGAACGGCGGCACGATACGGAGCCAGTCCTGACTGGGCGGGAGCAGCGCACCCTTCATGAAGTTCACCAAGTGGTCCGCTGCAATCATGGCAGTGGAGTCGAACACAGGCTTCGCTCTCTTGGCCCCACGAGCCTTCTTGGTCGTGATGTCCCCCCTGAACGGCATCATGTAGTCAGAGATATCCTGCCACGAGGATTCATGGTTAGACCTGCTCGACTTCATAGCAGTCAACCTAGACATTAGTTCAAGTGCACGGCTATCCATATCATCCCCCAAAGAAATCTTCGTCAACTATTCTAACCCTTGTTCCACGCACCATGTGGCTGCCTGTCGGCTTACAGAAGCGCAACATCATAACAGCCTTATGCAGTGCGTCGATACAGTGGTCCTCCTGGTTCGGCGCAACCTTACCCTTGTGGTGTCGATACCTTCGCATCTCCTCCAACGTGCTCTTGCAACCATTAGCCATAAAGACGAGCATGCCAGTCTGAAGCATGCCCATAGTCTCTTCTATTATGTTCATTACGGCACGGCTCTTCTTGCCTGTCATTGGGTCCACCACATAGGAAGCCTCGTTGAGCACATTGATTCCGTGCCCACGGAGTTCGCTTACTATTGTGCCGCTGTTCGTCTGGCGCATACCGTCATGCGGCCATGCAACGGGTATCTCGTGACCACCCATGACACGTAGCCTAGCAGCGAAATCTCCAAGCATTATATTCTCGTCCTTGAAGTCGTCCACCACGTAGCATATACCAGACATAGGGTCTTTCGCTATACGGACGGCTGCATACTTACCCACCGTGTGCGCCAAGTCGATACCTATGATCTGGTGGAACTTCTCTGAGACAATGAAGTCCGGGGTGATTATCTCGCCCTGCGGTATGCTGTAAATAAGCCCCTGAGAACGAACCGGCCTACCATGCAACCTTGCCTCAGCAAGTGGGTTGTTCTCATACTTCTGCATTAGCGTGTCACGGTGATCTTTACCCATGTGATCCGCCTCTGATATGTCGTAGTTTATCAGACGCTTGATACCATTCTTGGGAGACTTCTCAAACAGCATATAGAGTTCAGTCTCTCCCCGAAGAGGGGTCATGGCTATATCAACATATCCACCAGTAGCATTTGTACGTGCAGATAGTTCGTCATAC